GTCGAACCATATGCCACAGCACAAAATACCGATCCATTCCATGCTATTGAATACCAATATTGTGACGATGGTAATGTTCGTGCAGTCCAAGTAATACCATCAGGAGATGTTGCTGCGGCAGTAGATGTTCCACCACCAGCGGACTGACTAACAACAACGCAAAATACAGAACCATTCCATGCTATCGATTGCCAAAATTGCGACGATGGCAATGTTTGCGCAGTCCAAGTAACACCATCAGGAGATGTTACTGCGGCAGATGAATCGCTTGCTACGGCGCAAAATACCGATCCATTCCATGCTATCGATCGCCAATGTTGTGACGATGGTAATGTTTGACTAGTCCAAGTGATACCATCAGGAGATGTTGCTGCGGCAGTCGAACCATATGCCACAGCACAAAATACCGATCCATTCCATGCTATTGAATACCAATATTGTGACGACGGCAAAGTCTGCGCAGCCCAAGTAGCGCCGTCAGGAGAAGTCGCCGCGGCAGTAGATGATGTGCCTGAAACAGCAACAAATTGAACCATAATTTTACAACGTCGTTATGGTACGTTGCCACGCCGTGATTGTAGTTGTCGCAGTCGCACTTAAACCAGTTGATGCCATGTTTAATTCCGAACCAGTCGTTGCAATTCCGCCATCTTCACGAAGTTTTGTACCCGTTGAGTCCAACGTTCCGGTATCTGCAGTACTTCCGTACATTCGATACCATCCCGCAGTTCCGGTTGCAGCATTCACACCGGACCACGTTTGCGCCGATAATTTTGCCAACACACCTGCCGCAGCATCTCCGAATTTCAATCCATTCACTGCCGTCACACCGGATGCAAGATTAACATCTGTTTTGGTGATCGTCGTCGCCGTTGATGCAACAACAAACCCATTCGATGCCGCCCCCGTCCCAGGTCGCGCGGTAATCGTAATCACTGCGCCAGATGCGGTCACGTCGTAATCGACAGAACTATGATAGTCTTGGCATTTAGTAGCGATATCAGTTGCAGTTTGCGTAAGCGATGCATTGAATGCCGTTGAACTGCCCATAATCTCGACGCCATCGACAGTGAGCGTATCCAATGATCCAGATGCACCTCCCGTCAACGTTACCGTCCCACTAGCAAGAACTTCATTGGTTATCGACCCAGATGCATTGGTGATAGTGCAAAGCAACGTTCCAGTCACGGCGGCGTTACCATCTGCCGGTTGCGTCCCGGTGTAAATTTCAACTCGACCGTTTTGAAACATATCGCGCAAACTGCCATGCGAAGCCATAAACTGACGAGCCCCGGTACTATATTTCAATGTCATGGTTCTTCTCCCTTACAAAGTGGGGATAGTCAACGTATCGCCAGAAATCGTGGTAGTGGCGGCAGCGACCAAGGCGGTCGAACTCAAATTGAGCTCGGCTCCCGAAGTACTGATCGCTCCATCTTCTCGCAAATAAACAAATCCCGTGTCACTTGCGCTAGCGTCAGCCACACTACCATATTGTCGATACCACCCAGCCGTACCAGATGCCGCGTTCACACCGGACCATATTTGTGAAAGCAACTTTCCAATCGATCCTCCAGAAGGTGCGCCGAATTTTAAACCGTTAACTGGCGCCACGCCACCAGACAAATTCGCATCCACCGTAGTAATCGTTGTTGCAGTCGATGCGACAGTGAATCCATTCGGGGCAGTTCCCGAACCAGGAAGTGCTTTAATTGTGATTACAGCAGCAGAAGAAGACGCCGTATATTCAGCATATGAATGATACGAATTAATTTGCGCCACCACATCAGCCGCAGTCTGCGTAAGTGACGTATTGAACGGAACAGTCGCTCCCATAATTTCGAGACTGTTCACAGTTATCGTATTCAACGATCCAGATGCACCTGCCGTTAACGTCACCGTGCCACTGGCAAGAACCTCATTGGTCAACGTTCCTGAATTATTAGTAATGGTGCAGAGAAGTGTACCAGTGGCCGCAGCGTCTGCTGTGGATGGTTGCGTTCCGGTACGAATCTCAATTCGACCATTTTGAAATGCATCTTTATATGATCCGATACCTGCCATAAAAGTACGAACAGCAGTGGAATAACGTAGCGTCATGATAGGTCTCCTAAGCGCATCACAACGCGCTAGTCATTATTAAACGATTTGGCTCGGGCAAAAATACTGCTGAACCTTGTCCTTCTGCCGTAATTCTATATCGCGCTCGTGTGATGTTTCTAATTTCCATTTTTGGTAATCCCACACAAATACCTTGACTAGTTAACCATAACGGTAATGTTTGTGTGCCAAATGATCCGTCACCATACAACGAACCATCCATGTGAACTAACGTTCCCTCAATCGCTCCATAATTTATTTTTGGAACATATTCAAAATCTACCGGACCTTTTCCAACAAATATTCCGCAATCACGATCCGTACCAATAAAAAGACCCTCGCCATCTGGACTGTCCATTGCACTAAATAATGTGATTCTACCATCTAATGGGATTCCTTTGCGTAAATCAAATAATTCATATGCAAATGGTTCTGAGGGATACAACGTGTCATCAACAGCAACATATACATGGCCGCGATAACTTCCAATCATATGCCCTGCAGGTGGCCCACTAAAAAATTGAGTCGCAAGTGGCAGTGTGAATTCCAATGCATTTCCTGCATATACGAATAACGCCTGATCATTTGGGATAATCGCAATTTGATACAATATTTCGCCATTCGGTGTGCTCAGATAAATCCCTTTCAATGTGACTGTCGAATCATCTGACACAGGGGCTGTGAACGTAAGACCACCGCCTTCAGGAACAATAATTTGATGCGCTAATGTTGCACCAGATTCTTGACCGTCGTTACGGAAATACGTCATAGTGTATTGATAAACACCTTCTGGCATTTCACCCACTGTGACTGAAACAGTAGGAAGTGTCGGTATGGAAAGACCCCATGAACGCGCCACATTATTTTCAATAACACCAGATTGTTGCCCGTTAGAAAAATACACCCGATCTAAAACTTTATGATAAACCATTTTTAGATCGGGTGTTAACCCCGTCTTCACGGCAGAAACGGACAAATCAGAATTTAATTTATAAAGAACGGTATCGGAAACATAAAATGCAATTTCACCTGCATCATCCGACCATAATGAATGTTTGGCACCAGATGCTATTTGCGTATAACCAGAACGACGCGCAATGCCGCCACTGCTATCGATATCAACATTTTGTCCAACAGTCAAATCAGCCGGACCGAATCGTTCAATGGGACGATCGTTACGTAACCCTGCAAATGATTTGAATTCCATGATTAAGAATACGCCATATTCCGATGCGGACGAGATGCATTTGAACGCCTATGATTCGATGCGTCGGGTCGTTCACCGAAATAATTTTCAAACTCGACACGGGATCGTGTTGATTTCGCAGGATCAAATGTCTCAGAATCAGGTCTTTGATATGCACGATGCAACACCCATTTTACAAGATGACGATGATGAACCGCACTTATTTCAGGTATTGTCACTATGGCATCAACACCTCCGGAAAATGCAACAGTAGATGCGCCTAATGTGCCCGTCAATGTCACAGTGATCGCGTAACCATTATGCATTGAACCTGAATCCGGCAAATCTGTGATCGTAATGGTTTCCGATGAAGATACTGCCGTATATTTATTTTGATTAGAATTAATCTGCGTCACGATATCTGTTGCAGTTTGAGTGAGTGACGTGTTGAACGGAACAGAACTCCCAAGAATATCTAAACCATTCACCTTTACTGTTACAACTGAACCGTCAGTACCAGCAGTGAAAGTGATCGTTCCATTCGCTAAAACTTCCGCAGTAGCCAATGTACTTAAAGTTGCCATGGGTAAACGATATCCTTCCACATGAATTGTGTATTCGGTATCAGGCAAAGAATCCGTACCAAGCAATGTATCGTAATGAATTATTCCCGTCGGACGATACGAAAGAGTACGCCAAAATGGCCGCACATTATCTAATTCTTGCGGCGTGGTGATCGCCAACATGTATGGAAGCATCCCATCCGACCCTTTAAACACAAGGGATGCGTAATCGATTTCAAACAATCGTGGATCAATGGGATATGTCATTATGTGTTGCCGAATATCAAACTGTGTCAACAATACATTAGACGTTTCTCGCAACAATCTCGCTCGAATTGCAGCTTCAATCTGCGCTTCGTTAAACCACATGGTCAATTCAGCATCAGCAAATAGAGGCGGATATGAATTATCAAACGCCTCAATTCTGAATTGCGCAAACAGTTGCTGAAGAGTCATGCCACACCATATTGATCAATGAGCATCGTCGCATAAATACGAAGACCATCTTCATTTGGATATTTTCGCATATCCAATTTGACATCGAATTTTGCTTGAATGAAATCCCGCAACTGATCTCTATTCATATTACGAAGCGAATCACGCATTTCCTGCAAAGGTTCATCTGGATCTGGAGGAGCAATTGAAACTTTTTTCACATCTTCGATCGCAGAAACTTCAGTGTACACATCGGTGTGATGGACCATTTTTTTGCCAATGTCATCAGGAACTTCTTTGATTTCTTGCGGTTTCCACGCTCCCGTCCCATACATTACATCAACCGTTTCCGGCAAACGTTTTGATACGCATTGAATGTTCATTTAAATTGCACTCCAGATAATCCAAACGTTTCTTTTTTTTCTTCAACAGATGATTCATCATGCTTCATAGCCATACGCATCAATTGAATTTCCATACGAGTTGATTCCACAGATTCATTGGCATTTTGTGATGTACTCGTAATTTTGCCGATTGCGATGATACGATATTCATCGCCAATAGGCGGCATTTTTTTAATACCCAATTTCATCAATGCCTCAGAATTAAGTTCAAGTCTCAATCCGTAAGGATATTGCTCTTTGTCGGCGATATCCGAAAGGTCCATCCCCCTTTTAGGCGTGCACGCCATATCCGTCAGATTATAATCATTCATTCAATATCCCTCATGATGATGGGGCGACCCGAAAGCCGCCCCGCCGTCTTAATTGCCCCCAGTGTCAATACCGATTGCAATCACATCCATGACGCCGACAGATGCATGTGCCGCACCGCCAATGGTCAACGTGAGATACGCATCTTTCGGCAACGTCACCGGAGCTTTCACTCCAGTTTTTCGCGACACACCAGTCGATGCAGTAGACAACGCCGATGCAAAGTATGCGGCATCTTGCGGTGCCGCCGTGACATCTACGCCATCAGTATACAAAAAACCGATACTGGCGGTAGTGGCCGCAGTAAACGCATCAGAGATAATGACCAAAACATCTTGCATGCTGAGACCTTTGGGCAAAATACCCAAACGCACCACATCCCCGATTTGAATCGCCGTGGTCAAATCTCCGTTGACAATAACGCCACTAGAACTAGTAGTGAAATTGAAAGGTAGATTGCGCGTATTCCCAAAAGGCGTTCCACCCATCAATTGTTGCTGCGTCATGTAGTTGGTGTTAATGGTAGTCATTGTGTTTCTCCTTTATACGCCAACCAGTTGGACCGCAGTATCAATCGCTACGGCGCCGAAGTCGGTGTATTGTTTACTCGTTCCGAAATCTTGAAGAAACTGGATTTTTGACATCCCGTTGACAATACCCACCAAAACTTCCAGACGAGATTTGTGATCCATCAGTTCTTCAGAATACATCACGGATTGCCCGTCAATCTCTTCACCTGCTTCAGTCAGCATTTTGGCTTTACCCAATGCTTGACCGAGTGCTTGCGAACCCAACAGAATCGCACGATCTACCGCGTAACCGGTACCAAATGCCGCCGGTACCAAATCAGTGGTCGTTTCCGTTTGACTCGTCGCACTGGCACAGTGATTAAGTGCGTCCCCGGCGTAGAACCGAATCGGTTTGGGCATTTTCACAATCAAAATACCCCGCCACAAACCAGCATCGCCCAACATCAGCGGATTCTTGTTTGCCGCAGCCGCACGAGCCATACTATTCGATTGCCACGTTCGGAACAGAGGACTGCGCAAAAATGCGTTGTATTGCTCATTGGAAACCAACAACACACGCAATGGACTGTCATCGGCCAACTCATCGCCTTCAAACTTAACCGCACCGGGAGCAAACGGCGTTCCATCCAACCACGTAGCCAGACTATCCACCAAATCAGTAGACATCACATCAGTGGTTAGAATTGAGATCGCACCTGCCGCCGCTGTGACCGTGGCAATGTTACTGCCGCTTGCCATAAAGTGACGATTATGTGAAGGCGCGCGAACGGTGTTGATCATAATTTCACCGAATTTCGCATCGCTAGCCAACGGAACCGCCCACTCGCCATTATTGTGAAAACCTCGTCCTCCGGCCAAATGCACCAAAGTCCGTTGATCTTCCAAACGAGCAAGGAAACCGTATGCGTTCGCACGAGCAGCACCAAGCAATTCATGCACCGTTCGTTGTTGAGACATTTGCGAACCGGCAGACACAGGGTAACGGGTAACATTGATATGCAGGCCGTCTTGCGCAAACGTCATCGCTTGACCAAGCCCTTGCGCATATGCATCACCCATGATCGGGCTCCCCATAGTGGGATTCAACAGATCAAACGTAATGCGATCACCCGCTACTTTGGTCAAATCTTTGTTGCGAACGATGGGATAATCCGTACTCGTCTGCATTTTCGCTTTGGCCTGGGCGCTTTGTTCGGTCGGGAAATTACCAGCCAACCGATTCAAAATGGTTCGACGCTGCATAGTCGCGTAAAACAAACCAACAGATTGTTTTACAATCGCTTGCGGCGACCCTAGAGGTAGGATAGTTGCAGGCATTTTAATTCTCCTTCAAATGGTTTACAGCATTTTCAATATGGCTTCAGGAGTCATTCCTGCAAACTTACGCGACCAACCTTCTGTCGTGGTGGGTTCTTCGTCATGACTGCTCACTTGACCTGCCGGAACATCCGACAAACTGACAGGTTTAGCACCCTTTGCCTTTAATATTGCGTCATTAGCCGCCGCTTCGATTTGTTCTTCAGTTTTATTTGAAGAAGTCTTAGCGACTGCCGCTTTGTATTGCTCGAACAATTCTACAATTTCAGGCGCAGTGCCTTCCGTCATCACACGTTCTGCACCAAATTTAGCATAACCCGGTAACCCTTCAATCCATTTCTTGACTTCTCCGCTTTCAACCAATGCATCAAAATCAGGAACAGCCTCAGTAATCACCGCAAAATGCATGTCGATCGAATTGTCCTCTGCAGATTTTTTAATTGGAGCCAACGTGTCGGTGAATTGCTTTTCCAACTCACTTGCCTTGGCATCAATCATCGTTTGCAGTACCGGAGCAAGCATTTCAGCCAACTCAGGATATTGCGTTTTAAAATCTTTGAGTACGTCATCTTGAGCATCCGTATCGCCCGTAGCAGCATCGGCAATTTTGGCGGCCTTTAGATTTTCGATCAAATCGGCTTGAGTCTTGGATAGTTCTTCGAATTGTTTCGCTTTTGCACGAACGTCTTCGAGTTCACTATAGGGAATGGTATGTTTCCCATCCTTGGCCAACACCTCTGTCTCAACCGTCTTGGTGACGTCTGGCGTTTCGTCACTTTCTGCCGCCGGAGTTTCTGTAGATTCCGTGGATTTTTCAGGTTCCACGGCTTTCTCAGATTCTACAGGAGCAGTCTCGCCATATTCGATCAATTCTCCACGACCAAGCGCGTAGATTTGATCCACAGTGAGAGACTCATAAGCCTTAGCGTTTTGTAGAAAATATTCAAAATCATGCAAAGCCATTTCACTTCTCCATTTGTTGGATAGCCAACCTGCTTATCGCCGCAGAGCGTAAATGGTTGTATTTACATATATGCCACAAGATTTATCGAATGTCAATTATTCAGATAAGATGGCACGTGCTTTACGATCAATTGCTGCTTTCTGCGCCGCACTCAAATTCCCTCGTGCCATTTGTTGTGACGCACGTGCTAATGCATTTCGAGCATGCGCCTTATCTGGCATAGGATATTTTCCTGTGCCGGTGCGCGGATCATAGATACCAAATTTTCCGGCAGGAATTCGTTTGCGTTGTGCTGCGGTCAAAATTGCCATGATCATACTCCTTCGTTACGTGGCGTTTCAATTCCGCGACTCACACCTATCGCGGGTGATGCGGGCGTATTTGGTTGTACCGATTTAACGGATGCAGGAGGCGGTTGTCCTGCAGCAGGCGATACGGGCATATTTGGATGCGTTCCAGCGCCAGGTGCCACAGGATTCGATCTCGCTGATGGAACGACTGACGCGATGTTTGGACTCACACCCGCAGGAGATGCTGGTTCATATCCCGCACCACGCATTATCTCATCTGCCACCGGAGCAGCCTCTGGGGCGGCTATCACAACGCCGGCAGCTTGCATTGCCTCAAACGAAGCCGTTGTAGTTGTAGCCACAGCTTCGGCACTCAGTTTTTTAATTTTTGCTTTATTCAAATCATCATTTTGAGCCAATTGTTCCATTTTCTGTTGCACACCAGCTTTCATCAATGCTTGTTGCACCGCATCATCGATTTGTTGTTGTATTTGTTCAGGACTAGGTTGCATTGTTGCTTTACGAACTGCCGCTATCGCAGCATCCTTGTGTGGTAGATCCATCAATTCCATCATCTGTGGCAATAAAACTTGTTGAAATAAAGGCGGAATTGATTTATAAACCTCGCCCATAGCTGCTAATTGCTGGCCACGATATGATGGTGAACTTGGAACATCTTCCAAAACAACCTTCGTTCTCGTCCTAGACACATCGTTCGTAAGATAACCATCCGGATGAGGGGTGTTCAATTTAATAGTTCTCGGTTCGGTATTAACGTCTCCCTTCAACATTACTGACATCTGTGTGCCGGTTGTATCTTCAATGATCATGGCCAACAACAATTCGCCCACTTCATTGCGTGATATCTGAAAATTATCAAACAATTCGCCTTGACCGAGAGATGCCTGTTCAACAAGATTGGCATTAGCCAAACCAGATCGCGCCTGACTCGCTTCACCCATATACGAACTGTTGATAGAACTGACTCGCTTCATTCCTTCTCGCGAATCAGCAAGCATGTTGTTTTGCTGATCAGTCAATTGAAAATCACGTTCTACTTTAAACACATGGTGATTTTTTGCAAAATCTTTACTCAATATAATATCAGCATCGGATCGAGCTACTTCACGTCGAATCGTATTATCGTCATCTACCGTAGCGCCTTCAGTCCGAATAGTACGAATCGCCGATAAACCCCATCGCAACTTTGATAACGTCGCATTCACGGTATCCTGAAGATACATCCAACCCCGAGCCAACCCATACGGTACTCCAGTCCGATCTTCCCGTTTATTCCAAAACGGAACATATGGAAACCGATTGTGCTTATACGGCGAAACTTCGTCGCTCAATTTATGCGGTCCGATCCACCATGACAAATTAACTTTACTCACAACCGCGTGCTCAAGTGTCGTCAGACCTTCACCAGCAATCGCAACATGAATCGGATTTTTTTTATCGTATTCAACCACCCGTCCATCCGGCAAATGAAGAACGAGCACTCGCGACCAGGTGCGATACCACACTTCAAACAATGCCACACGGTTGTGTTCAGCATCTCGCCATTCCTTCTCCTCAATGGATGATCCCCGTTCATTCGCATACGCAGTACTCAGCATCGGATACGCCGTAGTGGTGTCACCGGCCAACGGAGTCGTGACTGCGCCGTAAGACACGGAAGGCACACCGGAAGACATCTGAAGACCTGTCGAATGACCGCCATCATTTGTAAACTGTTCAAAACTCTGCCACTGTGTAGCGGCCTGTTCGATCAAATCTTTCTGTTTTGGAAATAGTAATTTCGCTTGCTCTTTATCCGTCCATCGACGACGGATAAGATACCGATGATCGCGCATATCCGGACTGCGTGAACCTTTCCAGTCATACCATATCTCGTTACGATGAATATCTAAAGCACGATATGGGAAATGAAACGGATCAGGATTACGCGACACTTCCACCCAACCAACGCCAAGGCCTGCTTG